GGAAAAAGATTCACAAAAGAGTTCTGTACATAAGCCTGAGTGTAATTAGACGATGTGCTAGAGTTCTTAAGAGAAGTAGACCACCAACGATTATCAGGAGAAGGATTAGAGCGAACAATATTGCCATAACCAAGATAACTTAAAAGTTTATAGGCCAAATCACCACGATTAAAGCCAAACATATTAAGTAAGCCTTCAGAATGACCAGGATTATTACTACCACCATTAAGGCTACTCAAAGCAGTAACAAGAACGGAAAGAGGTAAAGACGGTAAATAAGTTCCAAGAGACAAATTCTGGGTCAAAGACAAAGCTTGAATCTGATTGATATCCTGCATTTGAGTCAACACAGAAGGAGCAGACTTCCAAAGAAGGCGCAAAGGAACAGCATAAAAATCAAAGTATTCACGCAACCGAGTATAAGCAGAAGTTTCAACAGGCTGAGTACGGGTAAAGTATTCAACGTTGAACTTATACTTGTCACCAGGCATAGAAATATCCCAATAGACGGGAAGAAGCTCACCAACTTTCGCAGTAAACGCATTTTTACGTCCAATATCAAATCCAGAACGGTGAGGGTGATTCTGAAGATTGGACATTCCAGTGTAAGAAGCCATAAAAATAAAAAATATTAAAAATAAAACAAATCAATTCTGATAAGAAAAAATACCAAACAAATCATTAGCCTTCTTGTGTTTAACCTTATCTCGACATTTCATCAATGCCGCAGCAGCCAAACGACGAACAAGAGGTAATTCATTATAAGGCTTTTCCTTATCAAGAACAGTCCTATCATAACGAAAAGAATAGTTACGAAGTTCAAAATCAACCAAATCCTTATCATTAGAATCCTCTAAAGTCTGATAAAAATCAACAAGGCGATTATAATCGTAACGATTCCAAAAATTAACTATTTTATCGGAAATGATACGCAAGAATCTTTCTCGTCCAAAGAGTTCTCCTTCAGGAGTGCCGCTGGACCAGAAGTATCTTGCATCTCCAGTTGGAGAATATGTTCGAATAAATTTCGAAATTCCGAGGAAAAAACGGTAGAGGCGGGACGTGCGATGAGCAGAGTCCAAATCAACACCATCATACAAACGACATTCAGACAAAATGAGAACATCACTATACGGTAAATTATCTTTAGGCGAAAAAACATTTCGCTCATCATTTCTTTTTCCATAATTATCTACATAATTTAAATATTGCTTACAAAAAGATAATATGCTTTGCTTAGAAAGCACATTAAAAGGGTCACATCCTATATCAGCACATCCGCTGCGAACGACTCTCCCGGGCGCTGTGAACGAAGCAAGTAGTAACTGGTGAATACTCGATGGAGATTTACGAATAGAATCCGAAAATCGGGGGAATAATCGAAGGAGATACGGCCAAGAAGGTTTAATTGTGCGAAAATATCCATCGCGCTCAACGCGGACTCCATTAAGACACTTATCGGTAACTTCGTCAATTTCGGCAATTCGTACCTTTCGAGGAAAGAGATTTGATTCTGTAAATCCAATGGAATGGAAGGATTTAGGGCGCACCACTTTTGGCATCTGAGTATAAAAGTCGGGTAAAGCGACAAAACTATTAACATACGACGCAACATACGGTGCTGCGAATCCTCTCGACAATGACGCATCACAACGTCCGTAAGACCAAGCCTTAGATACATTTTCAAGAACAGTTTCCGAGAATCGTTCGGAATTGGAAAACAATAACAAATGCCAATGCGGGCGGAAACTCGTGGGTCCGTATTCTGATACAGCGTAGTAACGTAATTTTTCATCTGGGTAATAACTTCTTAAACGTTTTAAAAATAAATCAAGGTCACGATTACAAACATAAGGAATCCTATTCGGAACATTATGCTTAATCTTTTCAAGAATAGATAACAACTCCTTGGGTTTCATAGGATAAGCAAACTTTACCTTAGGGTCCTTAAAGATGCGCTCAACAGTAGAGGTTTTTAATTTAACAGAAGCGGAGCGAGGAACGCTACGAAAACCAAACAGATAAGTGTTAGGGTCACCAGCATCCAAGTTATTAATATCAGGAACACAGGATGCATCCGCAATATCGTCCGTACAAGTTTCAATAAGCGAAACCTCCAAAGTAGGAAGAAAGCGAGGAGCATAAGTAAGAGTGACAAAATATACATAACGGAATTGAGCAGAATAAGTAGTGAGCAGGTTAGTCTGAATACCAGAACGACGGAGAACACAAGAAGGACAGGAACCGCAAGACACAACAACGGGCTCATGTGTATACTTGTTGACAACCGTACGAGGATTCTGACAACGAGTCACTAACTTATTCTGTAATTCCTTAGAAATCATTTTCTATCAGTAAAATTAAGTTCCATTTGACGGGGCTTACGACCACGAGCAAAGGAAATATGAATAAAATTTCGATACTTTATAAGTTGGTCGAACTTAAAAGAAGAATTTTTAACTTCAGAAATGAAAGTATCAACCGAAAAACTTAAAGGCTGAAGGTCAACGGCATCACCAGTCAAATGCTGGGAATTCTTAGAACCATTACATGCGTCATTCTGTTCCTTGGTACGAAAAGCAGAAGTAACAGCAAAATGAACGTTTCTACGAAGAAGCCATTCAATAAAACTCATTAATTCTGGATTCATGACTTACGAAAAAATTTGGGCAATAGACGTAAGAAGGCTGACAGCAGCTGCAATAATTGCAGACCAAATTTTAGATTTAGTTTCACTTTTCATCAGAAATTGCTTTAAAGGTTGAACAATAAGAAATAATAAGCACACAATCAGGACGAAGATGCGAAGAAACAAATTCAGAAACTTCACCAACGGGAACGAGAATAGTTTCATTCTGATTAGGATTCGTTTTTGATTGAACGGAGCACAAATAATACTTTTCCATAAAACTCAAAAAATTAAATTAGACATTGTTTTTAAATACAGGGCAAAGATATAAATAAATACTTGAAAAAAGCAAATGCATAAATATATTATTAACATAAATAAACAATAAGCTATATGGGTAGACGGATGTCTGTGAGTTTGCGTATATAAGACAAGAGGAGACTGAAAGCGATGAGGTAAATCGCTTTCCCTTTGGGCAAACTCATGTAGGCTTCGCCAAATATACAGAGACCTTAATCTTCCTTCGGACTTGAACCGTTTTAAGTAAATCGGCCAAACGGGGTCGCAAGCGACAGGGTGTATAGCAGCGACGGGAGAGAAAAGCTCTCCGAGAAATTGCTTACGCGTTGAAAACGGCAAGCTCAGAGGATGGCAGTACTATAGCCTAACGGCTCTGATTTCAGTCCTAACGTCCCGAAATTCAGGAGGTGTATAACCACGCTACGCGCGGTTGCCAGAAGTTACTCCAAATAGTAAAACCCAGCACGTATCACTACGGACTGGGTAAGAAAAACGAAAAGAAGTATGGAAAATTAACGACGAGAACTGATAACCTTATGAGGCATAAAATTGCCTATAGTATTACCAATACTAGTTCCATAATCTACCCACTTATCAGAATCAAAATACTTATACTTTTTCTTTTCATTTCTAGAACGATACCATTCTTCAATATTCCTACTGCGAGCATTATCTTGAGGAAGACCCAACCGAAGTTCCTCATTATGATAAGCAGCAGCAGATTGATTGGCGGCAATATTGGCAGCAATCTGAGATTCAGCAATACGCTCCGCGACCTTATTAGAAATATTCTGACCACGCGTACGAGCAGCAGCCAAAGCTTCCTCAGCTAGAGCCTTTTTAGCAGCAGCATAAGAAAGATAGCCAGAAGACATACGTTGATAGTAGTCCGCTGCTTTAACATTCAAATCAAGCTGTTGTTGCTGGTCAAGATACTTATTTAAAATACCTTTAGCCTCATTATCAAGAAGCATACCAGAACGTTGAGCACGCATAATAAGACCAGTCATCGCCATATTATCAGCTTCCTGTTGTTCCTTAGCATAACCAAGCTGGGCACGAGCTAAACCAGTAGACTTCAAATAATTACGAGTTTCATCAGTAAGCTTTCCCCAATCAACATTAGAGAGAGTTTCCATTGCCTTAGCATCAGCAAGTTGTCTGGCACCTTGCAATTGAGATTTTTCAGATTGCATAAGCTCATATTGGAAAATATTACCAATAGAGGAGCCAATGCCAGAATAATCGGCCTGAAAAGGTTGCATAACAGCACTTCCAGAAGAAGAAGCAGAAGCACCAGTACCGGCAGATTGAGCAACACCAGCAGAACCTCCATTCATCATCAGATAAGGATTCAAACCAGCTTCCTCAAGGCGTTGACGTTGGGCAGAAGCAGTGTTATAAGCGTTTTCCTTATTCCACATATTTTCCTGCCAATTACGCTGCTGTATAGCCATACGCTCGTTAAACTGGTTATTCATCTGGTTAATTTTATAGTTCATCTGGTTGGTCTCCCGAACATTCTGTCTGTTTTGAGAATTTTCAACAACAGAAGAACCAAGACCGAGAAGACCACCAGCAAGTGAACCAAGAAAACCCATTACTCAGAGGAAGCAGCATCAGCGGAAGCAGCAGCCGCTTTTTCTGCTTCTTGTTTAGCATTTTCAACATCAATCAATTCTTGAGCTTGGGACTCAAGATTTTCAGCATAAGCAGACAAATCTTTAGACCAAGCAATAATCTCAGAAGGAGACTGAACATGACGAGAGCGAACCGTTGCTAAAAGGTCATCATCAGACATCTTGTCCATAATCTGCTGAATCTGAGAAGCAGATTGTTTACTTTGACCAAACTTAGAAGCAATAGCAAGACCAGCACGGGAAGCAAGGTCCTTGGTGTGGAGAATCAAACGAACATCAGAAGTATAACGAACTGGTCGAGTTTCATCAGTATCATCAATCTCTACACGAAGTTCCTCAGTACAATCAAATTCAGGAGCAACTGCAAAAGCGTCAGGCTCAACATTAGGAATAAGTCCAGAACCTTGCTCCAGACATTCCAAAGAATTAAATTTTCCTATCATAATCAAAACAAAAATTAGTAAGGTACACCATCACGAGACAAATTACGGGCAACATAGCAACCGATATAAGAATTAACCAAAAGCTGGTCAGTATCCCAAGTAGAATCAGCAGCAACACCAAAAATAGGGTCAAGAACAGAAGGATTAACCTTAAAGAACTTATAATTCAAGACAACCTTATTAGATTGATTAACATCACCTTCATTATAACCAAAACCAAACCATCCAGAAAGAAGAGATTCAGTAACGGGAGAAACCCAAGATTTAAGAGTAGTAGTAAACGCACCATTAACAACATCAAGCTTAGTCTTCCAATTGAAATAACGAGGATTATAACCTGCATTAAACAAATTAACAATAGAAGCTTTAGGGGAATTGAAAATCTGTGTCATAGGAAGAACTTCCATACCGATATTGTCAAACTCTGGAATCGGAAGAGATTCAGCATCAGTCACAAGTAATTGTCCATCTTGTCCAGTAATTGTATAATCGAGCAAAGGTACGGCATGATAAATACACATAACAACACAATGCTCATCAGTAGTATAAGTGAAAGAACCATTACCAGCACCAACACCTTTACCAGCAATAACAGCAGTATTATCTTCAGCAGCAAGGTTATTATTGACAACCTCACTAATATCGAGGTTACGGGAAATACCACCAATATAGGTACACATATTGGAAAGTGCTTGAGGCAAATTCACACCAAAATGTTTACGTATCTGTTCGCGGTAGTCGCTATCACCAGACTGACTGATTTCTTTCCAGCGTTGAAGAGCTTCGGCTTGACGAAGAGCGAGAACCGTAAATTGAGATTGCAATGAGGTCAAATCGACACGAAGAGTAGAACCTACAGGGACAGTGTGTGAAGCAGAAGCTTGAAGGGCAAAGAAAGGAATTGGAGCTGAGGAAGAAGAGACGGCAGAAGCAACACCAACAGGACTCGTTACAGAACCTTTACCCAAAACAACATCAGGAATGGAAGTGGAGCCAATATTAACAACGGCAACATCACCAAATTGAGAGTTCGGAAGAACACCCATTAACATATCTTTGTTCCAGTTACAATACTTGAGGTCAAACATTGTATCAGATTTCCAATAAGCAGAAGAAAAGTCAGGCAAAGAAGAAACCAACGAAGGAGAAACTCCAGAAAAATAGTCTACGTTATAAGAAGAGGGATTTGAATTTTCCCATTGAGACCAGCGGAAAAAATCCTGATAAATTTTCTGATAAGCAAGTAAAGGAAAGAGATTTACGTAATTATTCTGCATATACTGTTGAGTATAATTACCAGAAGAAGCAGCAACTAAAGATGTAGACCACCAACGAGAAGAGGACTTGTCCTTAATAAAATTTCCATAACCAAGATAAGATAATAATTTATAACATAAATCAGAACGATAAAAACCAAAACAATTTGTGAGAGCTTTAGACTGTCCAGGATTAGAGGTATCGCCAGCTAAATAATACAAAGAACCCGAAAGAGCAGAAAGAGATAAAGACGGCAAATAAGTTCCAAGAGACAAATTCTGGGTCAAAGACAAAGCTTGAATCTGATTGA